CAAAGGAAAGACATATAAATTCACAGGTGCATTTGCTCCCATCAATCAAATTACAGGTTTAATAAATTTTTAGATATTTATATATAAGTAATAAGAGGTAAAAATGAGTAAAAATTTACAAAAAGTCCAAGATATGTTAGATGGAAACTATCAAACTAAAGTTCAAGTTGGGTATGGTGACCAAGAAATTGAAAGACATGAAATAGGTGATAAATGGACAGATTCAGATGGTATAGAGTGGGAGCAGAAAAAAGGATATCGTGTTAAGATAAAAAATACACCTGCAGTTGGTTTATTTAATCACCAATGTAAAGATTGTAAAAAAAATTGTAGTCCAAAGATAGCAAAACCATGGGATAGAGATACATTTAAAGCTGATGGTAGATGTTATCATTGTCAAATGAATTATGAATTGGATTTAAAGTTTGATAAACCAATACGATGGTTTGCTTACAGAAGACTAAAAGATTTAAAGAATATGGAAGCTATTGAAAAAGAAATGATTCAATGGGTAGATGAAAAACAAAAATTAATGAAAGATAATCCGTTTGATAAGACTATTGCTAATGCAATGGCAAATTCGGAAGTTGAATTAACAATAAATAAAAATAAAGCAATGTCTTAGGAGAAAAATTATGAACTTAGCAAGTAAAAAAT